AAATCATCCTGGGGGCATGTTGGCTGGAAGGCGATAAAAGAATACTGGAGGACGATCACACGTTTATTAATGCCTGCACACGGGTTGACGACATCATCTATATCCAGGAAGCCGCTTTAAAAAAAAATTAGAGACCAACCCGATAAACGACCGTGACGATTCAGATGAAATACGAAAGATCAATGCTTTAATCCGATTATATTTTCATAAGAACCCAGATGAATTAAACGACGAACAATATGCGGAATACTGGCATGAAATAAAATATCTTTTAACCAACGGTCACCCTCGGGTATTTGTTAAAAACGTTTAGATATGACAGAACAGGTAAAAATCGTTTATAAGCTCGAGGACTTCTTCTCCAACTCCTTTTCTAAAATGAAATCCAAGGCCGATACTGGCCTTAAGCAGATTTCAACCCATTTTAAAACAGTTGACAAAGAATCCCGCAAGGTAGCCCATAGCATCGAATGGATAAACGATGAACTGAATGACCTGAAAAAACGCCGGGAGATAAACGTTGATGTACGGCAGATCACGGCATTAGGTAAGCAGATATCCCATTTAGAACGCGAGAAAGCGAAGCTGGAGGGAATGGGTAACGGTAAGGCAAAGGGTCTTATGGCAGGGATTGGGATTGTTGGTGGTTTAATGGCAGCAGGTGCCGCTGTTGAAAAAGTTGGTAGCAAGGCTTATGAAGCCACTGTAAAATATCAAAAGTTTGAGGCAATACTGGATGCCAGTTTCGGCAACAAAATGCAGGCAGGTAATGCATTGGATAGCATTATTGAGTTTGCTGTTAAGACACCTTATGAAGTGGAAGAACTTACCACGAGTTTTATTAAATTACGTAACCGCGGATTTACACCTACATTAAAAGAGATGACCTCCATGGGCGATCTTGCTTCGTCGCAGGGGAAAAAATTCGATCAGTATGCAGAGGCCATGCTTGGAGCTGAAGTAGGATATTACAGGAGGCTGAAGGAGTTCGGTATAAATGCGAAAGCACATGGCGATAAGATGACATTTACCTTCAGGGGGGTAACCACTGTTACCGACAAGAGCCAGGCATCCATACGCAAATATTTACTTAGCCTGGGTGATCTGGAAGGAGTGCAAGGTACTATGGGTAAGATCATGCAAACTACTGGCGGTAAAGCAAGCAACTTCAGGGATGAGTTGGACTTGCTTTTTAAAACCATTGGTGAACGCGGAACGCCTTCTTTTAATGCTGCGATTGCAGGTATGACTTCACTGCTTGCTAAAACGAGGGAATGGATTGAAATACCGGCTTCACAGAAGACTCAGGATATGATTACTCATATCAGGGCCTTATATACGGAAATGACCACTTCTGATACCAGTAGCGAGAGAAGAATTAGTATACTTAAAGAACTGAAGGAAATTAATCCAGATATTGTAAAAGGTATAGATGAACAAAAAATATCTTATGGTTTATTGGCAGATAATGTTGATAGAGTCACCACAAGCCTAAAAAAGAAAATTGAAGCACAGGTTTTTGAAGAAAAACATAAATATGATTATGCCAGGTTCGATGAAGCAAAGAAAAATAATGAAGAGAGTATTCTAAATTTAACTGAGTTATTTGGAAAATATGTTCCAAATGAATACCAGGGGAAAAATTATTCCATGGATACTCAGATATCAATGCTTGAAGCATACGCCCAAAAATATAAAACACGTATTAGCAAGGAAGGAATGGTTGAAGATAATCCTGAGTATATGTATATTATGGCTCAAATTGGTTGGTATAAAAGAAACAAAGCAACATTCCAGGCAACAGAAAAAGAGAAAGCAGGGCTCGAAAAAGATAAATCAAACTATTATAAGAACCTTGGTATAAGCGATTCTGATTTGAATTTTGGTTATACGACGACCCCTCCAGGTGGAGCGAAAGAACCCGGTAAAGGATTAGGTTCCGGAGTTGATAATATAGTCGGGGACATAAAAGCTGCAAAGAATGTAATAATTAATCTCGAGGCATTGGTAAAGGATGTAAAAAACATATTTCCTGCCAATGCAACAGAGCAGGATTTGAACGGCTTTATGGAAATACTCAAAAAAGCATTATTACAGGTTTTAAACGATGCAAATATGATGGTGGACTGATATGCCGGTATATGTAATAAATACGAACACGGCCCTAAAAGCAGGCGTCAGGAGCGGAATTTCAGCTTCGGGTGGAGTTGCATTGTCGGCAGTCAGCCTGGCATCAATGGCAGTTCAGGAATCAAGGTATGCAAAGAGCCAGAAACCCCTTACTGAAGGCAATCTCAACATCAGTGCATACGGCATTTTTGGAAAGCCGGTATTTTCGGATGTTTACCTGATCTCTGCAAATAAAACAGTAATACTGAAGAATGTAATATGCGTGATTACAATGGATAAAAACATAGTAACCACTGCTATGCAGGGCAGGAAAGGAACCGTTAAGGAATATATCAGCAATGGAGATTACCAGGTGCAATTAACCGGCACGATTGATAATACGGATATCAATGATCCATATTCTTATCCGGAGGCAGCAGTACAGGAGCTGATCAATATGCTTGATGTTGCGGATTCGTTGGAGTTTCAGTCAAGGTTTCTGAGATTTTTTGATATAACCAATCTTTTGGTTCGCAATTATAAGTTTTCACAGCGCAGCGGATCCGGCAGCAACCAGGAGTTTGAAATTAGCTGCTTAAGTGATGAAGCTGTCGAACTTGTTATAAAGGAGGAAGGCAATGTATAGATTAACCTCAGATATTACAATTGCCGATTTTAGCTTCACTTACATTACCGACGTGGAAGTGAACAGCAGTATTGACAACCTGACAGATACCTGTAAGATCACTATTCCGAGACTCCTGAAGTGGAGAGGCAAAGAAGTTTCAAAGCTGATCAAGCGGGGTGATCAGGTGACTGTTAATATTGGTTACGCCGGTGAAAATAACGAAGTTTTCAAAGGTTATGTCCGCACGATCGGCACGGGAACTCCTCTTATCCTGGAATGTGAAAACGAGATGTTCAGGTTGAAAAAGGTTGAAGTTGCCAATGAACATTACCCATCATTACAATTAAAGAAATTTATTGATCAATATCTTCCAAAAGATTATAATACAGATATAACTGATATGAACCTGGGAGAGGTTCGCATTAGCGATATGCCATCCCTGGCGAAAGTACTCGAATATTTTCATAGCACTTACGGTATTCAGTTTTACTTTATCGGCAATATTTTCTATGCAAACATGCCCGGGACTCTTTTACTCAAGAGTGATAAGCTGAATACTCATATTTTGAAATTCGGTGTTAATATTATTAGTGATTCATTGAATTACCAACTTGCAGAAGATATTAATCTGATCATTCAGGCAAAATGCGTATTAGCTGATAACAAAAAAATAGAATGGCGCGAACCAAAGGGTGCAAAGGATGGTGAGATCAAAACCTATTTTTGCTGGTGGGGCAAAACCGAAGCTGATCTAATAAAGTTTGCGAAAGATAAACTTGCCACTGAGAAGATCGACCGGCTTAATGGAAAGCTGACAATAATGGGACTGCCATATATAAAGAAGTCGGATTTTGTGAAGCTGTATGATGATAAGAATACGGAAAGGAATAACAAGCTGTTTATTGTTAAGTCGGTAACTACGAATTTTGGAACAGGAGGATATAAACAAACCATTGAACCGGGAGCACAGGTAAAACTATGAGCAAAGAAAGCGAAATAGCAACGATTCTGAAGGCAATTGTCAACGTTAAGCCTATATATGCCAAGGTATGTAATGTGCAAAGCGTTGAACCCGGTCAATATACCTGCGATCTGCAACCGGTAAACGGTGAAGCAGCATTTAAGAGCGTTCGCCTGGTGACAACAATCGGAGAGAATAAAGGCATTGCACTCATTCCTAAAGAAGATACGCATGTTATTGCCGGATTGCTTGACAATAACCAGGCATTTATCATGCTTTACAGTGAGGTTGTAAAAATAGAAGTGAAGATTGGGGATTCAACTATTGATATCACGGATGGAAGCATAGTGATGAATGGTGGAAACAATGACGGACTTGTTCTTGTGGGAGCATTGAAAGATCATTTAAATGCGATTGAAAATAAATTGATAGCTTTTATTACTGAATTTAAA